AACGGACCAGAAGGGGATCTTGCACGCCAGTAAAAGTAGACCCCCACGCAACTATCTGCCGCTGAGGCATTGCAACAAACATTCCGTCATTTACGGGTGGAGCTTGAGGAATAATAGATGCCAAAGAGGACCCAGCATTAGGATTCCACTCATAAATACCACCCTTGACTGGACACGAAAGAAAAATTGATCCCCAATTATCCAACGTCCAATCAGTGGATATAATAGGTGCGCCTTTTACAGTTGTGTTGGTTACTGAACCAGCAACAGTTTGCGAACCAGTTGTGGTATTTGCGTAGCTAATTTGGTTAATAGAAGGAATTGCAGTGACAATATATGTGCCGTTATATCCAAGAGGCGTAACACCGGCTACAGTTACCGTATCTCCTAAATTAAATAAGTTTGTTGATGCGTAAGTAATTGTCGCAGTAGTTCCGTCACCAGAAGCTGCAGTTGTTGTAGAATATGGATTAGGAGGAACAACTCCGTTCCCGTAGCCACCGGCACCATATCCACCTACTCCATACCCAGTCCCGTTAGGAAGAGGAGCAGGAGAGCGATAAATAACAATGTCTGCGTAGCCATTATTGGAAAGAGTTATATTATTAAATACAAAGCAACCCGTTAACCCAGAAGAAATACTTCCAGAAGTCGAATTTGCATATGTAGCGGTCCTAGAGCTTGATCCTATTGTTGTATCAACTACAATAGATGCCGCTGTATTGAAACCAGAATTTGGACAATTAGTAACTGAAATAGTATCGCCAATATTTATATTATATCCAAGTGGTAAGGTAACAGTGGCGTATGAACCGTTACCAGTAAATGACAATGGATTTACATTAGTTGCTGTATTGTTGGAACCAATGCTAAAATTATCTGTAGGATTATTCCCGTTTGCATCACCCAACCCAAGAATCTGATAATTACCACTTAAAGAAACCGTCCCAGAATTAACAGTATCAAGAATAGCAAATGTATCTCCAACCTGATACCCATGACTTGGTAAATTAATATAAACAATAGATTGCGTGTTTAAAAAAGTAAAAACAGGCATTGACCCCAATCCGGGGTATGTAGAAACAGTAGAGGCCGCAGGCTGGGGGTTACCAAGGGCGTCTAATGCCGTTAATTGGAAATTATTAACACTTAAATATTGAACAGGATAAACACCAAATAAAACTAATCCACCAACGCTTATTGGTGTCTTTATATATATTGAGTTGTAACTATTTAAGTTAGAATTTGGTATATAAAAATTAACATTAGCAGAACCGCTTATTGTTGTTATACCACTTGAATATGTTAGAGATCCACCTGCGCCACTCGCCGTCCCAGCAGTAATTGTAAATTGAATTTGATTGTATGCCGGCACTGCAGTTACAATTTGCGTTCCATTATACAAAGATACGGAATTTCCAGTTATATAAACATAATCACCAACTTTAAAATAATGATACCCGGAAAACGTAACTGTAGCAGTTGTCCCACTCGTTGATGATGTTGATATTGTATAATAATAAGGCGTATTTGATGTAGATGCCGTTGTATTAATGCCTACATTAAAGAGACTTGTTTCAGGCGTAATTAATGATCTACTGCCATTAGAAATAACAGATAAACCGGCACCATTTATCGAGTTGCCCTCTGCACCAACACCAAGATAGGTAACTGCATTGGTGTCTTCCCACGCCCAAAGAGCGCGGACAATTGTGGGAAGTGATGCACTAAAATACTTTACCCAGCCTCCAAGCTTTTGAACTAACCCAAGCCCCTGCTTGTCTGGCATAAAACGCACAAGCTGTGTATCAGAAATAGCCGCTTCATTAAGGGCAAGCGTTCGGTTCTGATCGACACCCGGCTGAAGCTTGAGCGTGCTATGCGGCATTTATTAACCTCTGGTCGGCGTAGCATTCGTTGAAGCCCCTTGAGAACTCCACGCTGCAGCCTCGAATTTTTTGCGGTTTTCTTCGCTAAGAGCACTTCTCAATAATGCCTGATATTGTGTCTCGTAGGTAACTGGCATTTGAGGGTCATTACCCATCGTCGAACTAAAGTTACGTTGATATGCCGCAATATAAATCATGCTGGCCATAATAAACAAATCCGGCAAGTAAAGACTGATAAATGTTGTTGGATTTGTCGCAGACATGCTTGCTGGACGGTAGGTCCCTACAAGCTCAACAGTGTAATTCTGGTCTGGATATGGACCTACAAGAAAATGATAGTCATCGAACGGACACCAGTATTTAGGGAGTCCAGCGTATAGATAGCTGCCATAAACCGCATCAAGAAATTCTTTGGTTGTTGGCAAAAGAGGGTTTCTGGTCGCCGCGTCCGGGTTTGAGGTGCCGACCGGCGTCAATACGTTAATTTGCTCAGGAACGACAAACGTGCCAGCTGGGACAATAATGTCCCTACTTCCGACCGTTAAGGAATAAGCAGTTGTTGAGATTGACGTGAAAAGGAAGTCTAAGTCACGATACATACGATTTTCGGCGTATGTAATCATTTGTGGGAGAATATTAAGGAAATTAGGGTCTGTCGCATCTACGACAGCCATAGTCGATATCTGAGTTATATAACTTGTTGTCCCAGATACTGAACCGTCGTAACTAAGGCCTGTAGTCATCGTAAACCCCGCAATTTAGGGCGACTTTACCATAAAACGGGGCTAAAATCCTAATTGTCAGATGGGACCCAAACCCAGCCCTGTAAACTGTCCCATTGATAGCTTCCGGCAGCATACTCAATCTTTGGATGAACGACGCCGTCGACCTTTTTTACGCCCTCATTTACATTTTCTTTTACGCCAGTTTCGGCAGCATCAATAGCTTTTCTAATGGCCTGCTTAAACTTTTGCCCGTCAGGGCCATCAAGCATTTCTTTTGCAGCCTTGATGGCGTCATAGCTGTCTTTGGTAACAGTAACTATTGTTCTGGCATTGTCTAAATAAGGGGCAATACCCAAAATTGAGAGGACGGCGTGGCCAATCATTTGTTGGCGTCCTTAGCAACAATAAGGCCCATACCAGCTAATACTCCAACAATGCTATTCACATCGCTGAAGTCTACCTGTCCAGCCTGAACCCACTTGGCAATAACGGCCACAATAGCAGCAACGCCAAGGATTGATGTTTTCCAATTTAGGATAAAAGGTGGGATTGGCATTTTACCCCCTATTAGGCTTTAGAAGAAGGAGTTACTGCTACAATATGAGCAGCCGTTGAGGCAACATCAGCCGCAGCTGACGTGGCAGCTTTTAAGGAGCTGTAGCCCTGAACAACAGCATCTGCTGTCAGGTTTTTATTTTGAACTGCAGTAGCAAAAGAATTTAGGCCGGCCATTGCCGTATTTAATGCCGCCATTTTTACGGAAATAGTAGGGTCTGCTACGCCCACAACGGCATCAACAATAGGAGTTGCTGTGGCAATCGCAGAAGTAAGTTTTGGAATTTCTCCAACTACCCAATTAGCCACTGAAACAATTTCCTTCTCGGCAACAGGGATTTCTGCCCAAACCTTAGAAGCAAATGACACGACGTCTTTTTCTGTCGTAACAAAAAAATTAGTTATGTTTGACCAAAAGCTCATGATTGTCCCCTTATCCAATCTTTGTCTGTTCAGAAGCATCTAAAACGTTCATGGCAATCTGCGCCCATTTATTGCGTGATGTCATATTTACGATTCCGGCCCCCTCATACTCTTTCTCAAATACCATAGTGGCTTGAGCAAGTGTCTTGGTAGCCTTTAAATGAGTTATAACACTCTTGTATGACGTATCCAGCTCATGAAACAAATAACCTTCATTTGCCTCATCTGACTGCCAATCAAGCTTATTTTCTTTACACCAAGTAAAGAAAGAAACTCGACGCGATGCGGTCCACTGGCCCCAACCATAGCCGCCTTTTCCGTCTGGCTGACCTATCTCATGCAGGGTCTGCATACCGTTAGATTCGTGTCCAAGGTTGCCGACAATGCCAGCTGCCTGAAAGTCCTTTAGGCCGTATCGGATCATTAGCTTTCTAATTAATCCGGGGGCCTTGGAAACGAACA